GACTTAAAGATCAAGTGTATTGTACTAAAGTATGATGAGATTACGCGAAAAGTACGCAATAAGAATCAGTATCAAGAAGAGATAGACTTTATCGTTACTCATGATAAGCGCAATAAGTTTATTAGGAATCTAGCAATAAGCTGCGCTGGCAATACATTGGTTCTCTTTCAATATGTAGAGAAGCACGGTAAACCACTATATGAATTGGTAAAGGCAAAGGTTGGAGATACGCGTAAGGTGTTCTTCATCTATGGTAAAACAGAAGTAGAAGCTCGAGAAGCAGCTCGACACCTAACCGAACAAGAAAGCGACGCAATCATTCTAGCATCGTTTGGAGTATTCTCGACTGGTATAAATATTCCATCAATCGAGAATATTATATTTGCTTCTCCAAGTAAGTCTAAGATTAGGAATCTACAGTCTATAGGCCGAGGACTTCGATTGAAGGAAGGTAAGACTCACTGTAATCTTTTTGATATAGCTGATGATATGCACTGGAAGTCTTGGAAAAATCATACTCTAAGACATCTTCAAGATAGAGTTCAGATATACGCCGAAGAAAAGTTTAACTTTAAAATAATTGAGGTCGACATTGAATGATTATATAGTATTTAAGTTAGTAAGTGGCGATCAGTGTATGGCTACTCTATTAGAGATGGATGAAGACTGTATTACCGTAGAAAATCCTATAGCTCTAAAAGCTCTTCCGGTAGTTACCGAAAATGGTATAGTAGAAAAGACTACCACGTCTCAACTGTGCGGTATTACCGATGATAGAGTCTATGAATTTCAAAGAAGTCATATCGTCTTTATGAAACCACTAAACAGTGAGGTTTCTGACTTCTATCAGAAGTTGATTACTTCATATGATTCTGAGAAGACTAATGATAGTTCGTATACAAGTAAATCAGAAAAAGATCAACCATTTGTTATAATACCAGAAGAACCAATTATACATTAGTGGTTATATCCGGAAGATACATTATACCAAGTTCTCAGTCGATTGTACAATCAAAAGTATATCAAATTACGTTGTACAATTACAATAAGTTAGTATATAATCAATATACCTAAGACAACGGAGCTCTTGATGACAACACACTATGTAAACAATGCCGACATGCTTGAGGTCATCAAGGCTTATAAAATCAAATTAGCCGAAGCCACATCTAAAGGCGAAGACAAACCTCAGATTCCAGAACTATTCGGTGAAGCCATATTTAAGATAGCAACCGGTTTGTCGCGAAAATCTAACTTTATCAACTACTCATATCGAGATGATATGATTCTCGATGGTATTGAAAACTGTATGCAGTGCGTCAATAGTTTTGACCCCGACAAATCTTCTAATCCTTTTTCGTATTTTACTCAGGTTATCTACTTTGCGTTTCTTCGAAGAATTCAGAAGGAAAAGAAACAGTCTTATATTCGAGGCAAACTCATTCAAGACATGTCGTTTGACTCTTTTAACATACAGGATCACGACGACGATGCTGACTTTAAGAATGCTTACATGGCGTTCATTCAGACGCACCAGAACTTTGACGATTCTTTTATAAAGAAAAAAGAAAAGATCAAAGAGAAAAGAAAGCAATCACTTGAAAATTTCTTTGAAGACACTTCCGAAGGAGAAACCGATGAATTTCATATCACAGAGCGAGATAGACAGTTTAAGGACGATAATGAACATGGAGAGCAATCCAGTTGAGATGGCTAAGTTGCAAAAAGAACTTGAAGAAAAAGAGAAAGAATTTATGATTCAGCACGAACTTCGCATCAAAGCGCTTGAAGAATCTCACTGGGTATTTGGATCTAAAGAGGCCCGATGAGAGTTGCAATTATTACTGATACGCACTGGGGAGCTCGTAATGACTCAAGCGCGTTTATTGAATTCTATCGTAAGTTCTATGATTATTTCTTTAAAGTTATCGACGAACAGAAGATAGACACCGTGTTAATGCTAGGGGATACTTTTGATCGCCGTAAGTATACTAATCACGCAACCGTCAAAGCTGCTAAAGACATCTACTTTGATAAGTTATATGAGCGTGATATTACTACATATATCCTAATTGGCAATCATGACACATTCTATAAGAATACCAATGAGGTTAATACGATCGATCTTATGCTGGGTGAGTATACTAACTTAGTAAGTATCTCTAAGCCAAAGACTCTAGAGATCGGTGGAGTGCTTATATCATTCATCCCTTGGATCTGCGCAGACAACTACGCCGATAGTATGAATCAACTCGCTACAACCGGTGCTGATATCTGTATGGGTCACCTTGAGATTCAGGGGTTTGAAATGTATCGTGGACAAGAGTGTCATGAAGGCTTCAGCGCCGATACATTTAAGAAGTTCGACACGGTATTTTCGGGGCACTATCACCATCGCTCTACTAAGGGCAACATTACTTATCTTGGCACTCCATATGAATTGACGTGGCAGGACTATGCAGATCCGAAGGGATTCCATATCTTTGACCTTGACACGCGCAAATTAGACTTCATTCAGAATCCTTATAGTATGTTTGTGCGTATTGAATATAATGATAAGAATCAAGAGCCGGTAGATCTAGACACTCTCGATCTAGAAAACACGTACGTAAAGCTGGTCGTAGTAAACAAGACGGACTACTATAAGTTTGATCAGTTCGTCAACAAGCTGTATACAAAGAAGGCGCATGATATTAAAATAATGGAAGACCTCTCTGAGTTTGAAGAAGGCGTGGTAGACGATGACATCGATCTCGAAGATACTCAAAGCATTCTCTCTAACTATATTGACTCCTTATCAACAGAAGTAGACAAAGAAAAAATCAAGTCATATATGAAAGCACTGTATACCGAAGCAGTTAATACTGAGGTAGTGTAAATGATTGTATTCAAAAAGTTAACGTATAAAAACTTTCTGTCTACTGGTAACGCTGCAAATACAATCCTACTAAATAAAGCTCATAGCACTCTAGTCGTAGGTAAGAACGGTGAAGGTAAGTCAACGATGCTCGACGCGCTGTGCTTTGCACTGTTTGGAAAGCCATTTCGTAATGTTACTAAGCCTCAGTTAATTAATTCTATCAACGGTAAACAGCTGTGTGTTGAGGTAGAGTTTGATATTGGCACTAAGCAATATAAGGTCATTCGCGGAATGAAACCTAATATCTTTGAGATCTGGTGTGATAATCTCATGCTAAATCAAGATGCAGCATCTCGAGATTATCAGAAGGCTCTAGAGCAACAGATCCTACGTCTCAACTATAAGACATTTACTCAGGTCGTCATCCTTGGCTCGGCTTCATTCGTGCCTTTCATGCAACTTCCAACCGGTCAGCGTAGAGAAGTTATAGAAGATATTCTTGATATACGCATCTTCTCTATGATGAATCATATCCTTAAAGATAGAATTCAAGAAACAAAGGAAAAGATAGTAAGCATAGACAGCGCGATATCTACCGCAAAGGAGAGAGTAAGTGCTCAAAAGAAAATCATACAAACGATTACCGCCGCGAAAGACTCCTCTATCGAAAAACTTCAGGCAAAGATTCGCGAAGTTAGTACAGAGATTTTTAAAGCACAGGATCAGCAGAGCAGTATTCAAGTTGAGATTGAGGATCTTATTAAATCAACGTTAGAAGAAGATACTGTGCGTTCTGACCTTAAGAAAGCAAACTCTGCTCGAGTAAGATTAGATGCCGCCTATGAAGATCTTGGTAATAAGATAGAATTTCTGCAGAATAGTGAAGAGTGTCCCTCTTGCGCGCAGAAGATACCACACGAACATAAGACAATAACTATACTTGAGTCTCAAAAGAAGATCGGCGTAGTTGATGGCGAGAAACAAATTCTTGATAAGTGTCTAGACAAACTTACGAAGAAGATCGAAGAAATCTCAAAGATCAATTCAACTCTCACTAAGAAAAACATTGAACTGTCTACCATCAACAACTCTATTGTAATGTATAATCGTCAGATTTCGTCACTAACTTCTGAGATTGAAGAAAATAAGAAAGACACGGCAAATGTTGATATAGAAAAATATAAGTTAAAAGAACTCGCCGAAGATGCAATGAGTAAGCTTACTGCTCGAGATGAACTTGTCGAAAGCAAGAATCTTCAGGAGATCGCAAGTCTACTACTAAAAGATACAGGAATTAAGACCGCAATCATACGCGAATATCTACCGGTGATGAATAAGCTTATTAATAAGTATCTCAACATCATGGATTCCTACATTCACTTTGAGCTTGACGAAAGCTTCAATGAAATCATCAAGTCGCGCTTTCGCGATGAGTTTACATACGCATCTTTTTCAGAAGGCGAGAAGCAGCGCATCGATCTTGCTATCTTGTTTACATGGCGTCAGATCGCTAAGATGAAGAACTCCGTGAATACCAACCTTCTCATCTTCGACGAGATCATGGACTCAAGCTTAGACGTCAATGGCACGGAGTCGTTCATGTCTCTTCTAGGTCAATTTGGAGAGGACACCAACATCTTCGTGATATCTCATAAAGGTGACATACTATTTGATAAGTTTCACTCAGTCATTCGAATAGAGAAGAAGAATGACTTCTCCACAATCGTCTAGGTTCGGACTGTATCAAAAAAGATACAGTCAAAAAAGTCCTGTACAATAATTCGTGGGCGTGATATAATTCTACTATCAAGTCTAGAATGAAAACTGAATTATGAAATTGAACTCAAATGATTTGACAGCCAAGCTGCTGGCTCAAGAAAACCTGACAGTGATTCGCACTCAGGCCAAGACCGCTTCGTTTGACGTCGGTACTCGCGTGTTGGCACTTCCGATTTGGAAGGACATGACGCCCGATATTGAAAGTCTTTTCATCATGCATGAAGTTGGCCATGCTTTGTTTACAACCGGTGACGAGTGGATGAAAGCACTCGATAAGCTAGATTCAAATCTTCGTGGCGTAATGAGGGGTTACTTCAATGTAATTGAAGATGCTCGTATTGAGAAGCTTATAAAGCGCAACTTTCCAGGATCGCGTAAAACATTCTTTTCCGGTTATAGTCAACTCATCGAGCGTGACTTCTTTAAGCTTAAGCACCGTGATGTTAATGAGTTAGTCCTAATCGATCGACTAAACTTGTACTTCAAAGGTGGCGCAGCAGCCGGTATCAAATTCTCTCCTGAAGAAAAGGTCTTTGCTGAAAGGATCGAGAATATTGAGACCATGGAAGAGATGATCTCAATTGCACTAGAAGTATACGAATTCACGAAGAAAGATCTTAAAGAAAAGATGTCTTCTACATCTCATCTGGATATAGACTATTCTGATGATGAAGAGGACTATAGTGATGCGTCTTTTGACTATGGCGATGAAGAAGACTTTGATGAGTCTTCGGAAGCTTCTGAAGACGAAGAATACTTTAGGGAAGAGAACGAGTTTCTGGCAGGTGGAAATGGCACCATGTCTGAAGAAGAAAGACTCAATAAACAACTTGAGTCACAGTCTGAAAAGAATCTTAATCAAACACTTGAAGATCTTGCGGATTCAAGTATAGAATATCGCTACTTTGAATTCTACGAAGATACAACGTTAACGCCTATCGTCGATTATAAGAAAGTCATCACTGATACCGCGTCTATTGATGAAAGGGTAAATGAATTTCAGAGTGAGCATAACGAAGACTTTCGAAAGTTTATGTTTGAATCAGAGCGAGTAGTTAACTACTTGGTTAAAGAATTTGAAATGCGTAAGTCGGCTTCTGCATATCGTCGTGCGCAAACCTCTAAGTCTGGTTCACTCGACATGAAGAAGATTCATGCATATAAGTTTACCGAAGATCTTTTCCGGAGAGTCACTACGCTTGCGGATGGTAAGAATCATGGCATGGTATTCTTACTCGATTGGTCCGGTTCAATGTATGACGTTCTCAATTCTACGGTCAAGCAAGTGGTTAATCTTGCAATGTTCTGCCGTAGGATTAACATCCCCTTTGAAGTCTATGCATTCACCGATAGTTATCAC